CATCAAAATATAATAGTGAATGCTTTCGAGTATGTTTACCTGGTATAGTTAATGTGAGAGGATTGTGTCTACCTGTGAGGTAATATATCCTATCTTTTATTTCCCATTCTGGCTTGGTTGGTTTTTGCTCTACTACCTTTTCCTGTACGGGAGCTGCGATTTCTTCCACAGCTTTTTCTACTTTTTCAGCTTTTTTAGCCACTGGTTTTTTATTTGCCATAATATATAATATAATTTAATAGTTAAAAAAGTAATAATTACCCCCGTCAATACAACGAGGGTAATAATTACATGTGAGCAATTATGCCCCTTTGAATAATACAAAGTTATTAGCAGCTTGAGTGATCAAACATCTTTCAGATAGGAAGTTTACTTCCATTGCATCAAGAGTTGATGTGCTCGCTCCACCAACAGATCCTGTTAACCAAGACTTCATTCTACGGTCATCAGTCTGAGAAGCTCTGTATCGTACGTGCAAGAATGGACGTCTGATATTTGTTCCTAATACTTGATCGTAAACAGTTGATGTACCAGCTGGCACTAATACTCCTTCGATTGAATTTGTACCGTTGATTGCTCCACGAGTAGATGCATCGTTTAGGTATTTCCAGTCAGTCTTGTAGAAATCGTAAGATCCTCTACGGAATCCTGAGAATCCTAAGTTAAGCGCCATTTCTGCAGAGTTTTCAAATAAACCGTAAGCGGTTCCTCCTTCTGCTCCAGAAGATAGTGTAGCCAACATATCGTCAAATCCTAAAGCAGTTTCTCTGTTTAAGAATAACATGTTTTCTTCAATAGCTCCTTGAGTATCAAGATTTTTTAGAATAGCGTCAAACTCGGTTAGGTTAGGCGTAAACGCAGTTTGTACGTTTCCTCTTTCCTGAATAGCAGCAAATAAACCTTGCGTTCCAGGGTTAGAGAATTTTGTAGCTGCAACTTCGTTAAGCTCTCCTTCTACCATTGCCATTTCTAAGTAATCTTCGAAACGTAAACGAGTTTCAGATTCTGCTTTTAGGTACCATAGGTATCCGTCAGTTCCATCTTCTGTCGCTACATTCACCCATCCGATCTGAGCAGTATCTGATCCAGATACAACATACTGATCTCTAATAATGATTGGTGAGTTATGGTACTGTGTTAATACAGGGTTGATGCTAGTTCTAGCATTTGCTCCTGTAACATCAGAACCTTTAGCGTAATCAGATCCGTAAACAAAAACTTTAAGACCCGTGAGGCTAAGCCCTTGGGTAGTTAAGCTAGTTCCAGTAAATGGTTGTATTGTAAAAGCCGGTGCTGCTGCTCCAATAGTAGATGCAGTAACAATACCTTTAGCCTCTAGCCCATTTGAAGGGTCTAATACAACAACTGTGTCATTTACAGATATTACATTGCTAACTCCGTCCGCTACTGGAATAGTAATTACAGAAGTTGTTCCAGATCCGTCAGCTTGAGAAACCCCATCGTAAGATATGTGTAAACGATTTTGTTCAGACCAAATAACTTGATCAGATGTCATTGGCATTTCAGCGCCAACCATTTTTAAGAATCCAGATAGTGTTCTGTTTCCGTAACGCTCTACCTCAGCTTCATAAATTTCTGGTAGGTATTGCTGTGCGAAATCAGCAAAGTTTTCAGGAACGCCTGCTCCGCCTCCGTTGTTATCCCACTGTAGGTAATTCGTTGAAAGTAATTGTGGTACTTGTGTTGGGACTAAGCTCCCAAATTGTGGTGTTAAAGCCATTTTTAGTAATTTTTAAATTTTTTAATTTTTAGTTTTGATGAGTCCGCTCCAGAAACTGACTTTACGGTATATGCACCAAACTTAGCGGCACCTGTCGGGGCAGCTTTTCTAGCAGAACTAGACGTGTTATTAGATTTGTTTACAACATCTCTAATTGCGTCAGCTTTACCTTGTTCGTAAAAGTGATTTGCTATCTTATCAGCATTTGCACCTGCATACAACGCTTTGTGATACCCTGCGGTATCTTCAATCATACCATCTTTGCCAAGGAACTTTCCTATAAAATTGCTGATGTCTGATTGTTTTTCTGCTAACTGGGAAACGTTTTGTACACCGTATCTAAACTTTTTATCACCTAAGTTGAAATCGAAACCTTCGAATTGCTCATTAAGTAATTGATTAGTGTTGGCTTTAAACTTTTCGTGGTTCGCGGCGTTTCTTTCCTGGTCCTCTTTATATCGATTAAAAAAGTCCGACGCTTTTTGTTGATCCTGGGATAAGCTAGGTGAGTTCAACTTGATCTCATCGTAATACTTGTCTTTAGTATCATTTAAAAACTTACGGGCTTTTGCAACCTCTTCTTTATACGCGAGTTTTTTTCTTCGGATGTCTCGCTCCTCGTCTACCTCCTCATCAAACGCAAAGCTGTCGTCGATCATAAAATCAATTTCTTCTGTGCTCAAATGGGGTTTAGTACTTTTGTAATATTCTTTAACCAATACATCGCGGTCTACATCGTCGTAATTGGTGTTTAATCTAATATAATCTTGCATTGTGCCACCAGTCTCGCGCATAAAATCAACAAGCTTGTTGACGCTTTCTGGTATTTCAGGCTGCACTAATACAGGCTCTGGTTTTACTATTTCTTTTTGTGGTTCACTTTCTTCGGTAATTTCTTTAATGACTGGCTCGGATACTTTTTCGATTACTTCTGCACTATCTTCAGCCGGTTTATCCACATTCACCTCTTCTGCAATTGAATCTTGAATTGTGTCTTTGCCTTCTTTAGGAATTACCACTCGCGTTACATTGCTCGGAACATCTATTAGCGGCTCCTTATTTTTAGCAGCTAATTGCTCGTCTGTTAGCTTAGGTCTAGATTTGATCTTAAAAGATCCTTCTGTTTTTACTTCACTCATGATATGATATTATATAATTATTAAATACTTATTTATTGAGGCATAAATTGCGACACATCCATACCGCCCATGGCCCCTTGACCCATGTTTTCAAAATCTTTTGGCATACCTCCGGATTTTCTTTGCTCTATCATTTGGCTTTGCTGGGTACCTTCCTTTTCTATTCTTTTTGCTTTAGCCGCATCGGCATTATCTTCCTTAGCTTTTAGTTGCTGAGCTTTCATTTGCTCTATTTGCATGTTATATTGAAACTCGGTAGCCATTAACTCCTTTTTAATCTGCGCCTCGGCTTGCATTCTTTGCATTTCGAAGTTTGATTTTGCTTGTTCTATTGCAACCTTTTCAGCAGTCAACGCTTGCTGCTTTTGCACTTCAGCCATTGCCGCTTTTTCGGACGCCTGGGCATTTGCCTGCGCTTGTGCTTGTATGTTTTGTTGCACTAACGCTTGCTCTTTTTCTTTACGCTTCTTGCGCTTAACTTTAAGCATTTCGTTTGCCAACTTAAGGTTTTTAATCTGGTTGATGTCTATTGAATCTTCAATATCAATCTCTTTTGTTTGCAAAGCGATTTGTATGTTTTTTTGTAATTCCGCTCTTTCTTCATCGTCAGGCTCCATCGCTAAAAATATACCAAAATCGTGTAAGTTGAGATTTTCAATTTCTTTCAATGTTTCAACATTAAACGTAGATACACTATTCATTAGTGAATTCTTAGTAAGCGGGAAGTTTAATACATCATTTATTTTCAATGATATGTTTTCGCAGGTACTAAGCGTCAACTGTATGCTAGCATCTTGTATGTGCTTAGTAGCGGTATTAGAAGCATTAGCAGCCATTTTTTGCAAACCTACTAAAGCATCCGGACTAGGCATAGCCCCGTCACGAGCTTCGTTTAGACCGGTTACATCTCTAATCATTTGCATGTTATAATTATATGCGGTAATTAGTGATTGTATCTTGCCTATACCAGATGAACTAGATAATTCCTGTATAGGAACTTTGCCTCTGTTCATATCCCCCTCTTGCGTCATTGATCTACCAACAACAGAACCTGTTTGGAAATACATATTCAATGCTTCCTGAGGATTATAATTCGTGCCGTTACCTAAATCAACCTCGGCTAAGCCATCAACATCTAAGAATACGCCATCAGGAACCATTCTAGATAGCACCTGTTGAATTTTTAAATGCGTCAATTGTATAACGTCGGCAAATCCAATACATTTGCTTATAAGCGACTGTATAACTCCTTTATACATTCTAGGTGCTGCTATAGAGTAACTCATTTCAACTCTCGTAGTATCAGCTAGCGGTCTTGTCATGTTCTCAGACAATTCCCATTTAAGCATAATATCAGTACCAATTACTTTTGCTCCCTCATATAATACCTCTATAGACCTTGATACTCTTTCAAAGTTATCGTTAGGTGGAGGATTAAACATATCTGTTTTCTCAATTGCTTTTTCTAGCCCGCTATCTGTTTTCTTTATCTTAAATACTTGATCAGTATATGTTTTATATTCAAAATATAATACTTGAACAGTATTATAATCATAATTTTCAAAGCCGCGGATCATTCTTCGGTTTCCAGGAGACTTCTGAATTCGCTCTAGCTCTTCATTAGATATATTGGGGAATTCTTTTTTAAGCTCCGGTATTGTTATTGATTTAACTTCGCCTACGTAATATATATCATCAAAGTTAGGGTCCTCTGTATAAGACCACACGCAATAAGCTGGGTCTACGTAGTCAACCACAATGCCTTCCGCTGGATTAAATGATGTTTTAGTTATACCTATTCCTATATTAACCAAATCTTGATTAACCCTTGCTCTTGTTAAGTGATACTCATTAGTAGCTAGCACTGTATTTATTGCTTCCTCTTCTGCTATTTCTATAGCGGGTTTGTAAGCAAGCTGCATGTGTAAATCTCTTTCCTCCATTGTTTCAGGAAGCTGCCCTTCAGGTAATCCAGAGCGACTTAGATCTAATGGCAGTATCTCGCTTGACATGGCTCTTGTTTTTTTAGTAAGCATGTCAAAAAGTATATTTTGGGCATAATCCGTTCTCTTTTTTAAAGATTGAGGATCTTGGGCATAAGATGTTATATCATATTGCTTTTGCGTAATACCATTAGCAACAATATTTGAAAACTTTGAAAGTATTGGGACTGGCTTCCAGTCTAAATTAAGATAAGACAAATCGCCATTGATAGCTAATTCATCTTTGTACTTTTGTACGCTTTGCTCTCCTCTAGCATACAACCGAAGGTTATGAAAGTTATTCCAGTTAAGAGCATATCTGTTTGACCCGGCACCGCCATAGTTAAACCACTCCTGCTCAATAGCTCTTGATACCTGCAATCCATATTCTAGCGTAGCTTTTTCAGCATCGCTAACTACCTGGTCAGGAAATGGGCTATTAGTATTCGTACTTACATTCATTTATTATATTATTTTTGAAGTAGTTCCCTCGTTATTGTATTTTTTAAATCCTAAAGAATAAACTTTTCTTTCTATAGTAGACTTCGGCGTATACCTATGTTTATTACAAGCCATTAAAGCCAAGCCTGA